ATCTCTTGCTTCTTTTAACTCACCTTTAAGTATCTTATTTTCTTGTTCAGGTGTAATTTCATCTTGCTGTACTAAAGCATTTTCTAACTCATTAGCACTACAAAATTCACTACCAAAATATGAAGCTGATGATAAACAACGTCCTATTGCAGATGTTTCTGCATTTTCTAACGCACTAGATGTGTTTATTTTACTTGAACCAAACTTTTCCATTGCGTGTCCAGTATAAACATTATCACCAATCTTTAATGTTGCTTTCATAACAACTACTTTATCATCACATTTTAACAGATCAGTAGTTAATGAATAATCTATTTTAAAATCACTCTTTAACATTTTTAGTCGTTCTACTACTGTGTAGTATTCTTTTCCGTGTATATTTACAGGCATTTCTCTATCCTCTCATTTAATTATACGTTACGTTTTCTCTATACTCTTTCATCTCATCAACAAACTTATATGGACTTTGCACCACATCAAGTATGTCCGTGTTGTTTCCTTCTAGTTCCCATTTATCCCTTAACCATCTTAAAAATACGATAAATTCGGCACTATTTTCATTAATTGGTACATTATGTATCATTATATATTATCCATTGTTTTTACCATAATTATCGCAGGAATAAGTAGTAATGCGATTAGATACCAACCTTCAAAACCTCTTAAAAAATGACTTATGGTTAATGTAGCTACACATAAAACATTAATTAGACTTAATACATACATAAAATAATATCCGTTCATTTGTTTCTCCCTAGTTAATTTATTTAATTGGTAAATCCATTAAATTTTTATTGTCTAATCTATTTAATGCACTCCACCATTCATCAGTACAATCTATTAAATGCACACCACTATCAAAATCTATTGTACCATTTTTATATTGTGGGTATACCATTTTTGTTCTTGTATCTAATACTGAACCAACTGATTTTAATTTTAACATTTTTTGTTTCTCCCTAGTTAATTAATATGGTTTTTTTGTTTCTAATAATTCTAAATATCTTTCAGGCATTTCAAATTTATCAGACATAATATCAAATTGAATTTGCTTTGAATAATAAAGACATACTTTTTTTACAAACTTTAATATATTTTCATCATATTCAAGAAATCCACTTGAGCCATAACTAACAACACACTCACCTTCAAACTCATCTATATCATAACCATAATAGTCCCCATATTTAGTATATCTATATTGACTTGGCTCTGATTCATCACCTGTATAAACATCTTCATAATCTATTTGATAAGCACTACATTTTCTTCCATCAGGTAAAGTAAATTCTACTTTTCCGTGGTCAAGCTCATCATTTATTTCTATTGTTATTTTTTTGTTTCTCCCTAGTTTTTTCTTGCACATTTTTTTACCTGCAATATTATAATTAGTATTATCTATTTCTTCTTCATATTTCATTGGTTTGTTAAAATCTTCCATTTTTTTGTTTCTCCCTAGTTAATTAATTTAAAAAGTGGGAATATCACGAATGACCCGAAGCTTTGGTTTCCTTATATAACTTGTAGATTAGCTACTAATTTGTACTAACAGTCAAGCCGAAGCCCATTATATAAGTAATTAACAATTTACCTCTAATCCCACTTTTCAAAAAACTATGTTGTCCAATCTGACAACACTATAACTTAATACTCTTTTAACTTATGTGCAAGAAAATAATTAAAAATATTTTAACTTTTTTTATTTAGCGAAAAGAATCCCTAGAAAATAATAGAGATTCTTTTGGTCGAGTATGCGAGGTAGAGGAAGTTTAAATTTGTTCTGTAAGTGTAATACTATAACTAAATAATAAAGGACTTTTCTGTGTAACTGTATAATCTTTGTTCATTCTAACAATAGCAAAGTTAGATGGTGAATTATCACTACTATCAATTTGCAGCACCATAGGCAAATGACCCGACATAGTCTTATGTACAACAGCACTATAAAAATCTTCTGAATTATTAATATTGTATAAGCTAGATACATCATCTGCTGCTACTGAATGATTATCTTGTGCAGTAAATCCGTTGCTATTCATCATCATATTTTGAGGCATAACTTTATCAGGTGCTAAAGAATCAAATGTCATCTTCCAAACCCTTCTTCCTGACCTTCTTTGAAAATTATCACCTTCTTCACCATCATTTAAGCCAAATGGTTCTGTTATCCAGTTGTTAGGTTTAGTCCAATTTGCTGATGATATTGTTTTCCCAGATATAGTAGATTTTTGTTTAATACCATATTCAAATTTAGTTGATGTGTTTATTTGTGTATTCATTGGAAATGTATATGACTTTCCCCAAGCTAAAGCACCTAAAGAAAAATTATCCCAATTTGAATTTACAGATTCTGATGTAAAATGTATTTGTAAATCATTAGCATCAGAAGGTGTTTCATTTATTTGTGCTAAACTCCACCCATCATATTCAGGTGTACTATCATAAGGTGAATTAACTATATTAGAATAGTCTAATTCTCCAAGATGTGTATTATCTTTATATGCTTTTAATAAAAAATGTTTACCACCTACTATAGAGTGCATATTATGCCCTAACATCATAAAAAAATCAAAATCCCACAAACCACTATCAACAGGATTGTTATTATCATAGCTAGGCACTATTCTGTAATTAAATTTTTCAAAACTTACAACATCATCATTAAAAGTAACATAATTAGAAGGGTCAAGTTGAATTAATTTAATCATATCTTCTTCACTAATGCTTTGTTTGTTAGTATAATAACTATCTAATGCACCACTTGCATATTGAAATAATGGGTATGATACATATAGTTTTGGTGTTGTTGCTATTTGATAACTAGAATTAGCCATTATTTTTTCCTTATCTCTTTAATTGTTGTGTATTTATTTGTTTCTTTATCATACGTTGTTATTCTGTGTGTATATGGTCGTTTAGCATTGTTACCATCAAAACTTATATCTTCCCAATTTTTAGTTAAATATGCCCAATCTTGTGCAACACCATCTGTTGTACCAATTTTCTCTGATTTAGCTAATGTATTCCATAGTTCTAAATTTGACCTATTCACATATAAGTTTATTTTTCTACCACTTGCAGTAACTAGATATGCTTTTTTAATTACTGCTTGACCTCTATACTTAAACAAATCTGTTATTTCTTTATTATCGTTGTGTATTATAATTTTATTACTTAATAAATCGTGCTGTATTGTGCAACCAGTAGGTAACAAAGATTGTATATTCATTCTATTAAAATAATGTATTTCTATCATACTAAAACTATGATTAGTATCTACTGATACTTTATGCTGTTCTATATTTAAATTTCCGTTATATGTTTTATCTTTAAACAAATCCGTGTACTCCATCTGTACCTAAATAATGTAACTGGTATGCTTTAATTGAAACATCAGTAGTTCCAATGTTTGTTTCCATTATAATCCATAAAGGGTATATAGGTTGTGTGTTTTTATAATCTACTACACCATAATCTATATTAAATATTTTTTCATTATTAATAAGTGGTATATGTATAACATCACCTATTGTTAAATCCATATATTTTAATGGTAACTTCATATTAACTAAATTATGTGTATTGCATTGATTTAATAATTTGTAATCTACAAATTTATTAGCAGTTACTGTATCTGAATGATATTTTAAATTAATATCTTTATGTCCATCTGTATCTTGCAAATGATAATTATGTGTTTGATTAGTATAATAATCAGGTAGTAAACTATCATCATTTATTTCTTTATTAATGTTGAATGGATAATTTTTCTGACCATAATCATATCTATAAAACATCTTACAGCTTGTAATTACATCTTCTCTTTTTGTTTCAGAAAATTTATAAGACAATATATCATTAGTGTTTATAGTTTTATCAATATCATTTCTTGTATAAGAATTTTTAATATTAATTAATCCAAATTTACCATCATTTTTAAAACGTGGATATGATTGTGTTTCATTTAATATTTCTTCTATTAATTTTTTACCATCTATTTTTTTATGTACAGAAAAACCCATCTTCCAATCTGAATGTATTAATCTGCATTGCTCTATTGAAGGCATATCATAACTATTATAATCAGGTTCAATTTCATTGCCCAATGCTACACTTTCATCATACTTACCATAACCTAGTTCATTTGTTAATATGTTCATAACAACATCTGATGGTTTTACTATTTTACCATCAGTAGAAAAACTTTCTTCTAATTGTTCTATTGCTATTCCTTCTAATTCAGCAGAATATATGTTTATTACAGGTTCATATAAATCTTGCATAACAGCATCTAATTCAGAATTATCAGTATCTAAAGCACCTAAACCTAAAACATACTGATTACTGTCAGCCCATTCATTCATATTGTATTCATATCTAGGAAACCAATCACCTGTAACATTAAAACTTTCTTGATGTTCTATATAGTTATTTCTGTTAATTTCATCTTGATAATCTTCTAATAATGCTCTTGAAAATGCCTGTACTAAATCGTCCATATATATATAAAAATTATCTTTAAAATCACCAAATGTTTCTATGTTAAAATCATTCCAATTATATTGCTTATATTCAGCTATTTTATCAGTTATGTTTATTGTAGTTGCTACTCTATCATCTACCTGCATATAACCTACTTGACTACTGCTTAAATCCCAATCTGAAACCCAATTAACAGTTGCTTGGTAATTGTGAGTTTGATTTATGTCTTGTTGTAAAATATATTCAAAAGCATAAACAAAAAAACCTTCTATAAAATCTTCATTAGCAAATAGACAGTTTGTAAAATTTTGGTCGTATTGGTGCATATTATCTAAAGCATTTTGTATAGGAGGTGCTTTAAAATTAGTGTAACCTGCTGAAGATTGTCTAGCACCTAATTGGTCTAATATCTTAAATAATATTAAATAGTATTTAAAAACATACTTAAATAAACTATATGTTTTTAAAACAACAGGATAATTTGCATTTCCAAATTTTTGTGTGTGCAATGAAGAAAGTTCATTATTCCAACTTTCATTTTCTATAAAATTATTTATTCTAGTTTTGACTGTATAAATTGATGGTGTTGTAGTTGTACTAAAAGAAAAATTATTTAAATTCCAAGATAAATCAAAATCTTCTCTAATTAATCTTTTGTATGTCCATATTACGCATTGTTTTGTTCTATGTGGGATATTTATAGCAGATACATCTGATATAAAATATGAATATGGTATATCTTCAGGTATAATTTCAATTTGTTGTTCGTAAATTGCAGGGTCAATTTGTTCAGTATATGTATGTTTTTTTCTACCACTTATTGAAGCATAAATTTCTTCTTGTGATAAATCATTTATCATTACATTATGCAATGTTGCAAAATTGTTTAATTCTAGTTTTGTAGTATAATTAGCATTTGACCAATTTTGTGGGAAATATTCATATACAGCTATTAAATTTTCTTCATCTGAACTATATGGTAGTTTTATATAATTTGGGTCATAATAACTATCACTTGTTATACCATATTTATATCCTTGTAAAGGTCTTAAAATAAAAGCATTTGTATTAAAAGGATTTTGATTACCCCAATATGTTGAATTAGCTTGTACGGAATTACCTTCTAATAAAAATATTGGAGAATCTGCGTATGGATTGTTATTGTCCACCATATCAGGGTTGTTGTTGTCAATATCTTCATCATCTCTAACTAACAACTTATTCATTTTTAAATTTGCACTATCAGTAGAATCTATATTTTTAAGTATTTCTGCTGAAATTGGTGCAACAAACCAACCAACTCT